GGCCGTGACGAATACTATTCCCGATATTCAAATGTGCAGGTACGTCCAGCCCGCTTTGCCCGCATTGAAAGACGACGACGGAGGTTCCCCAGAGTTTGTTTATCTGTTTTCCCGCAGGCAACATGACACCAATGATTTGCCGCCCATGATCCAACACGAACAAACTGTCCTTTGGTGTCTTGTCGTGGCGTTCCGTCGATTCGCCAACAAAACTCACGTCTTGGCCCCCCATCCCAATACCCGGATATCGGCTGATTGAAGGTTTGCATTAATGTTAACATCACTATTCCTCCACTTTCTCAATGAAGCAAGAGAAACTAACCTCATGCACTTCCCAACCTGTCCAGCCGCAATCCGGGCATTCGACGGGATGTAATCGTTGATGGGAATCCGATAAGACTGCCCCGTAGGTCAGGTTCTTTTCGCCGCAACCGGGACACACGCCCGGCTGGGGGATAACGTCCTTGTCGCTCGGCAGGTAGTTCTGCGGCCTGATCTCCCCCGATTTAGGTGTTATGTATCCACTTCCCTCACAAGCGGGACATGGCATTTCACCGTCTGAATCTATCGGTTCCTCCATATCAAGAACTCGACCTAAACCCTCACAATACACACAAATTTCGTTGTCCACGTCCTCTGCCTTGTGGGCGGTCTCTGCGGGTGGACCGCCTGTTCTGCGATAGTCACTGGCTCCCATTGTCTTATCCTCCATGGGTATCGTCCGATACCCTCTACAGGTATCATACATCATGCTTGCCCCAAATGCAAACAAATCCGAGGAAAATCTGTAAAGATCATCAAATAATACCCTATCAACTCAAATCTGGCCCGTTAAACCATTTAGTGGTGTTCTGGACCTGTTCTATATGGCCGTGCTATACCCACGCTATACCCACTTGGACGTTTCTGCTAAAGTGTGTGTATGGATCATCACCTATTGTTATGAGGCTAATTCCATAAGTGGGTATAGGCCGACAATGTTGACAGTATTGACAACGATTGTAAACCCTTATGCGACAAGGTTAATGACATATAAGGGCTCGGCGGGTATAGTGCCACTTTGGCATATACCCATTATAACCGCTGCAAGCAGCAGTACTTAAATAAATTTGTCCATGGGTATAGCATTTAAGATAACTCTTATAGAATACCGTTTTGTAGCTTACCTATATTACCACCAGTAAATTAACGTATGGTAAGCTATATATGACCGACGAATCGCATAGCGTGAGGTATTTCACAATGCTATACCCGCTATGCCCATTATCGGTGTATGTTAGGTTTATTGTGACATCAACTTGGATTTGGCCGGTGTCAAAGAGGATATTCAGGGGCGAATTGGAGGTTAAAGTCTTTAAGGTGGAGGTTTAAATATTCAAGGTGTCGCGGCGGGCTTCCGTGCCCGATTTCGCTGTCCTCGGTCAGACAAACATCTCGGTCTGTTGGACCGTCCAGAGTACGCTTTCCTGATTCCAATGCTCTTTGACGTACTCTGCTAATGTTTCAATTACTGGTTTGAGCCTCTGTTCGTCGATCACGCGATAGACCGTGATTTTGTTTACGATATCCTGACCCATTGGGTTTTTCCATGAGCCTATTGTGTGATATCGTGTAAATCCGCCAAAGACTTTCCGCAATTCCGCCTCTAAGTCAGTCAGAGGCTTTTCCATTCCTGAAATCTCCGGCACATACAACTCGAATTGATACATTTTGCTGTCCTCCACAGACGTTATTGCCTCTTTTCACAGTCACAGAGACCGATGTAAGTTAGACGACCGGTATCCCATAACCGCCAGTGATCGTGTCCCGCACAGATGACGGAATACTTGCCTTGCCGATCTCCACCGCGTCGGATAACACGTTCGCTGGGTTTCAAGATTTTGTTTCGGCACATTGTCTTGTCTCCACTAGTAGCATACACCATGATCAGGTAGTTGTCAAATGGATTGTCGAGATTTATTGTGGGGGCTCTGGCAGGGCTCTATGGGTCTTGTGCAGGCTCTATGTGGATACCCCCCGCCGGTGCCACCCTTCGCGGGTGAGGCGGGACTCCTGTTAGGTATATGATCGGCACATTTTCATCACCAAAATCTGAATTATACAGATTTTACAGCTATATCGCATCAGAATGAAATAAACTTCACTGAGGATCGCCATGTTATAGTTTTGCCCCTGAAACTTTAATATGGATTTCTGGATTTCTCTTGACATCCTCTCTCAGATGGGATATACTATAGGATGCGGACTCCGCCGTAGGTTCTTTCTCCGGGTCGAGAATTGGCGTCGAGTCCTATAAATGTCCGAAATGCTCGAAGTTGGTTCAGAAGTTGATGTTTAATAAAAGACCTCTGGCAAGTATTTCGGACCTTGGAGATAACCGTGGGTTTCCCCGGAGAACGATAATGACTGATTTAGCCTTCCAGAAAACTCGCAGAGGCTTAAAACGAGCGATTAAATATGCTTCACACCACCGAAAACTGTCGATTCAAGTACGAACAGCCCTTCCCGGTCACATGGAACGAGTTAAACGACTCCAATGGGAAGTATTTCCAGAAGATTTACCAATTGAATTTAATGTTTCTCGTACAATAGTTGCTCTCAGAGGCAAGGAAATTGTAGGATTTGCCTATGCAACTGATCGTGGTTTTATTATTCGGTATGGTGTCGCACAGTACGAACGATTACAGGGCGTCGGGGAGCGAATGATCGGGGCTCTTGAGAATCAGATGCGAAATCTAGGGTATAAACGATTATTTACATATATTAAAGCATGGAACCCATCGTCTATTAACGTATTTATTAAGTGTGATTGGCGGGCGTATTTGCCGGATTACGCCGAAGATCGAGATAGCGTGTTTTTTGAGATAAGGTTGTAGACCTGATGGATAAGGAAACGGCGGCACATCTTGAACGTGGAGTGCAAGAGGCTGTAAAACGAGGTCTAAAAGAAGCCGCTGAGGGTAATCTTACAGATGGTCCTGATTTAGATGCTGATGCAGCAGATTTAGCTTTAATTCGTATGCGAGAAGGTGAGTCGAATATTCCTTGGGAACAGGTTCTACGAGAACTTGGTTTGGAGGATTCTGATATGCCTAAACCACAGCCATTGTGGGAAGCTTTTCGCCGGTTAGTAGATGCGATAAATCTCGTATCCTATGGGCCGTCGGGGAATAGGATTATATCGCGGCGAATAGATCGAATGCGGAAAGAAATCGAGAAAGTTACAAAACAAATGACTGAATTGCGGGCTAATTGGTTTGAAAAGGTAATGAATTATATACGTAAGGATCACGACGATGAGTGTTGACGTAGAGATTACAACCCATTTGAAACTAACCGTGGGATCGACCGTCAAGGAGTATGGTGATTTGGCGACTCCTGTGACGTATACGATTACGAACGGGCACGTTTTCGAGGTCCGGGCACAGTGCGACGACGACTATCTCGATGAAGTGCTTTGGACAACCGGTAACGGCAATATAGATACGTTTGAGTTGCTTTGGTTTAAGTCGGATGCGGATGTATTTCTGGAACTGCGGAATACTCAGGCGACCGATGAATTTATTTTGATCGAAGTGAAAGCAGACGTGCCGTTGATCCTTACGTCAGACGATATTGCTGGATTCGATACGGCAACACGGTTTGACGATGCTGTACTAGTAGAGGCAACCGATTTCGATCAGTGCGATCAGATCACAGTTCAGAATAACGCAGCGGATGCTGCCGGAGACGCTACTGTTCATTTGGTACTATTCAATTAAGGATAAAATATAATGGCTGCTGAGGTAGTGGAAGTAAAAATTAAGTCTGCAAATGGAGATTACGTGATCGAATCTACTAATCCTCCAGGTTGGCTGGATATGCTTAGGAAGTTTGCTGCACACGATCCATTATATCTCGGCATCGAGATTGGTCGGAATCTTGAGGATGGAATTCTCTTTAAATTTGAGGTTGACTAATGCCAATATCTGCCGACATCCCCGATAGGTCAATTAAATCGTCGGGACATTTAAATAACCCTCTATCACAAGCTACGATAGCAGAACTATGGGGAGAATTGAGAAATCGTTTTTCCGCGTCGATATTTGTGTTTACTGCTCCCGCAAAGACTGGAGACGGACATGGATTTGGTTTCTTTTGTGGGGGATTGCAAACACATGCTTTGGGACTTTTAGATACGGCAGCAGCAGCTTTAAAAAGGGATTTAATCGGAGATGTGGAGTATGACGATGAGGATGATGATGAAGGATAAAATTCTCATTAGTATGTTATTGCTGTGTCTTGTGCTGTCTGGATGCAGTTTGGTCGGTGGGTTTATTCTCGATCAGGGCACACCTTCAATTTATAGCGGTATTCTACCTATCGAATGGATGGATACTGATGGTACAGGATTCGTTATACGGGATGAAGGGGAGACGTATTTAGTTGTTACAGCGGCTCATGTTGTCGGGGATGAATCTCATGTATTTGTTGACGGCATTTTATCGCCGATTATAATAATTGATTTTGATACAGATGTAGCTATTTTGCGGGTTGAGAAGTTTGAACATCGATGGAAGGTATGGAAGTTGGCGACAGCACGACAAGAGGAATCTGCAAAAGCTGTTGGATATACGTGGGTTAATGGTCCCGATGAACCGTTATTTTTGGTTTATCATGGTCGAGTCACTTCACTGGATTGGTGGGGATTTGTAAGTTTTGATGGGGGTATTTTTCCAGGTCTGTCTGGTGGACCGCTTTTGAATCGACATGGACAAGTAATTGGAGTATGTTCGCAATTTGGGGCCGCACGAGGATTGCCGTTTGAAACAGCGGGGCTTTTCGCTCCGTCTTTTGATATAGAAACTTTATTGGCAATGATTGGAGAATAAGATGAGTGTAGGCGAACCTATTCATGGTGAACGAGTTATTGATGGTGCAGCCAATACTGCAACGGCATTAACATTATTTAAATCGGGTGATTTTGATGTAGATGGTAATGCAGTTGAACGAGAATTGGCATCAAATGAATATCTGAATATTACCGATGTTGTGATTATCGACGAGGAAGCAGTAGATGTAATGTTAGTGGCGGATGCTGCGGCAGCCGGTAAATATATTATCTTTACGAAGTCGGTTATCGGTATCCCCATTGTAGTTAATTTTCGTAGACCTTATGTTTGCCCAAAGGGCGTTGTACCTAAGTTCACAGGTGGATCGGGTGCTGCGGCTCGTTCGATGTGCGTGATCCAGGGATTTATTACAAAATAGAATGGCCCAAAAGAAGAAAAAATTTAAGTTTAATACTCGGCAATTAACTCAGCATTTACGGGAGTTAGCGGTCGAGTCTGAAACTATGACGGATGCTGGAGTTATTATCACTAAAAGTGAAGCTCTCGCTCAGTTGTTATGGAAGAAAGCTTTAGGGTGGAAAGAAACTAATAAAGAAACAGGGGAGGTAATTACCTATAAACCAGAAGCATGGGCAATTCAAATGATTTATGAGCGAATGGAGGGTAAAGCTCCAATTGCTCTTATTGATGAGAAACAGCAATTAACAGCGGCGGAAAAAATCAGTGACCTTGCCAGAACAAAACTTAATAAGCAAGCCCGAACTATCGTTGCCGTTTCCAAAGAAGATCAGTCTGTGGACCTGTCCCATAACGGGTCTACAAGTTCCGAAAGACCCGATTCTTAATCTTCAATGGCGGTCTGATATTTTGCAAGCGGCTGAAACGGATACGGAGTTACAACAGGTATTGTATACTGCATGTAGTCAGTCTATCTTGTATTGGATCAATACTTTTATGTTCACATATCGACTTTTTCTTACGGGGTCTAACGGTGTAACACGACAATGTACATCAGAAGAAGCTCATACACCTTTTGTTACATGGGATATTCAGAATAAACATATTCTTAGAATTGAACAGGCAATAACGAAAGGGTTTGAGTTACTGACTGATAAATCGAGGGATATGGGGGCAACTTGGGATCATATCGCAACTATTCATCATCAGTGGTTATTTAGGTCTGATCGAAGTTTTCTAGAGATTAGCCGAAAAGAAGATTGTGTAGATACTATTGGAAAAACAGGGGAAGTAAGTTCCGATCCGGGTACATTGTTTGGGAAACACGATTATATAAATAGATGGCTTCCTAAATGGATGCTTCCGCCGTATGATCGAAAACGACTTCATTTGATAAATCTTTTAAATCAAAGTCGTATTGATGGTGAATCTTCAAATGCAGCGGCGGGATCGTCTGATCGACGTACCGCTATTATGTTGGATGAAATGGCTTTAATGGCAGAAGGTGAGGGGATTAAGCGTTCGACTCGGGACGTAACTGCTTGCCGTTTGCCGAACTCAACTCCTGCTGGACCGGGAACAGCGTATTCGAAATGGCGGCAATCGGGGCAGATTGAGGTATTTGTACTCCCGTGGTGGGAACATCCCGAAAAGGGCTTTAAACGATATGTAATGCAGAAAGATGTTGTTAATGAATGGTTAATTCGATCTCCTTGGTATCACGTTGAAGAAAAAAAGCGTACACCAAAGGAGATGGCAATCAATATTGATATGGACCATATTGGTTCTGGTGAGACATTCTTTGAAGCATATAATATTGAACGACATCGACATCTATATGCTCGTCCGTCTCTGAGTCGTTGGACAGTCGATTTCCGACCGGAAGTTACGACAGGAGCAATACCACGTATTCTCGCTAAGTCACAACGGTCATTTGTACAAGCTCAATTAAATACAAAAGGGCCGTGGCATATTTGGTGTAAGCTAGTAAATGGACGGTTGGACCAATCAAAAAATTATATCTTTGGGATAGATATAAGTAAAGGGCAGGGAGCTTCAAACTCAATTATTACTATAATGTGTGTTGAAACGCGGGAGATTGTTGCTGAGTTTGTGGACGCGAATACGCCTCCGTATGAATTGGCCCGGATTGCTTGTGCGGCTGCATTGTGGGTAGGTGGGGCTCGGCGAAATGGTCGAGTTTTTATGATATGGGAAGCAAATGGACCGGGATGGGATTTCGGGCGACAAGTAGTTCATATCTATAAATATCCATTTTATTTTGTCGATCATTCTACAGGTGTTGTTACAGAAAAGAAGGGTAAGAAATACGGGTGGCATTCTTCGCGTGAAAAGAAGGGTGAAGCTCTTGGAATGTTACGGCGAGCTTTTGCTCACGGTGGTATTCTCACACATGATGAACAATGTTTGGAAGAAGCTCTTTCATATATCCATTACGATGGTGGTGGTATCGGTCCAGCAGAATTGATGGTCGAAAGTGCGGAAGCGAGAAAGTGTCATGGTGATCGAGTAATTGGTCATATGTTGTGTTTATATGCAGTGGGAGAAGTTCCAAAAGCAAAGTTGGAGAAACCTAAAGCTCCACACCGTTCTATGGCTTATCGACGAGAGCAAGTGATGAAAAAACTAAGGCAAGAAAAACGTAATCGTCGGTTAAAGAAATCATTTAACTTTAAGACGGGAGACTATTGATGCCTGTCAATTTGACCGTAAAAAAGATGCACGAGGCAGTTCGGCTTGGTTTTCGACGAATGGAAAACTTTCGTAATGCTCGATTGATGTTTCTCCGTAATTTTGTTGGTCAGTATTATGATAAGTATCGTGGTTCTGTAGGGACGGAGCCGATGAATCTTATCTTTAACGCAATTCGTATTCTCGTACCGAATCTTGTAATGTCGCCTCCACAGCATGTCGTTAGAAGTCGTTTTGTACTTTATCGGGAATATGGTGAACTACTTGGGATGGCTCTCGATTATAACGCAAAGGATCAGCGGCTTCGAGATACTTTGCGACGATGGATCATTGATTCACTATTTTGTATGGGTATTTTAAAAACAGGTTTATGTGAATCAAGTCAAGCAATTTGTTTCGACGATTCAGATGAAATTGATCCAGGTGAAATCTATACCGAAATAGTTGACCTAGATAATTTTACATTTGATCCATCTACTTTGAATTCGATGAAAGAAGCAGCTTGGATCGGCGATAAAATTAGAGTGCCTCGACAACAACTTCTTGATTCCGGTCGCTATCGAAATGATCTTGTGGAACAACTTGCGATAGCCGGGACGGATTTTAATGATGGCTCTGAAAAACTATCAGCTAAAAATCTACCTGGTAACGAAATCAATGAAATCCATGATTATGTGGATATTGTGGAAATCTGGGTGCCTGGGGCTAATGCCCTAGTAACGCTTCCGGCGTCGGATCAGTCATTTGATGATTACCTACGGATAGCAGATTATAGGGGACCAAAAGAAGGTCCGTATACATTTTTACAACTTACGCCGCCAGTGCCCGGAAATCCAGTTCCAATTTCCGCAGTAGGTATTTGGAATGATATTCATGTTCGAGCAAATCAAATGGCGACAAAGATTATAACTCAGGCCGAGTCACAAAAAAGTGTTCTTGGCTACAAACGTGGGTCGGCTGACGATGCTCAGGAGATTTTGGATGCTGAGGATGGTAGTTATATAGGTTTAGATAATCCCGGTGAAGCTAAAATGCTTGATTTTGGTGGACAGCAACGATCAAATGAAGCCCATCTTCAACAGTTGATGATGTGGTTTAATATGATGTCAGGTAATACTGAGGCATTGGGTGGATTTCGTGAACAATCAGCAACAGCTACACAGGCTCAGATGCTTCAAATGAATCAGGCGATTGGTATCCAGGATTGGAAGGAATTGGTTTATGAGGGAGTTGCTGAGGAAGCCGGTAAACGAGCTTGGTATTTGCATACCGATCCGCTGATTGAGGTACCTTTAATTAGACGACGACAAAAATCGGCTAAAACAATTCAGGGGGAAGATGGACAGTCGTATTTTGAACCTGCGGAGATAGTGGAAGAACAGGTTATTTTGACGCCGGAGATGCGTCGTGGAGATTTCCTCGATTTCCATTTTGAAATTCAACCGAAGTCGATGGGTCGTCTTGATCCGCAAATGCGGTTACAACGAGCTATGGAATTTGCGATTAAACTTGTACCGGCGGCTGCTACGGCGGCTCAAATTTGTATGCAGATGGGTATTGCTTTTAGTTTCCCGAGATTCCTCATTCGTATGGCCAAAGAAGCCGGTATCGAATGGATGGATGAGGTTTTCTTTGACCCCGATTTCCAAATGCAGATGGCGGAAATGATGATGAAAGCTCCAGCGTTTCAGGGTTCACAATCGGAGGGTAGAAATGCAGGTTCGCCGGGAGCTATACAACAGAATGGTCAACCAGCTAATGTAGCTCAGGTACAAGGTATAACACCGAACTTAAATAAAACTGCTCAGACTGGGGCAAATGCTGGTCAATCGAATTTAATGAATAATGAGAGGTATTGAAATGAAAATGACGGCTGAGGATAAAAAGTGGGAAGTTGAGGGTGATGCTCGAACGCTTCGAGAAGCCGAAGAAATTAAAGCCGATTCCAAACGATTTAAGAAAGCTGCGGCTGAACTTGAGAAACAAGCAGAAGCGGCTCGTCGGGCTGTACTTCTTGTAAATACAAAAAAAGGTTTGAATAAAGCTTTTCCAAAGGATTAAAAATGCCGTGTTATCCTTATATTTGTAGTTGTGGTCATACATCTGATGTGTTTAAATCTATGTCTCAATATCGAGATTTAGAGTTTTGCCCACAATGCGGAAAGGAAATGCAGCGAGATTTTAATACGGGTAATAGTTGTGCTAGCGGTAATACGGCTTACCATAAACCGATTGAAATGTTTTCTATCGCTCCTTCAACTCCCGACGAGATGGTGGATTTACGGAAGAAACTTCCTGATACGAAGTTTTCAAAACAAGGTGTTCCATTAGCTCATACTCGTGCTGAGAAATTAGCTATTTTGAAGGTCTGTAATTGCGAGGAAAAAAGTTGAGTTTTTTACTTGACAAATACACGACGGTCGTGTATAGTATAGATAGTGGTGAAATCCACGTATCCTACCCCTGCATCGCAGGCAGCTTACGGAGAATTATCCCATGACTATTGAAGGTGCTGATGTGGTTGTATCAGAGGGTGACAACTTGGACGAAACTTCACCGACAGATGAAGCTGAACGAATAGCCCTTGTGGCTAAAGAAAAGGCTGATCGAGAGGTTCTTGAAGTCGAAGTCGAAAAAGGTTTGGCTGCAATTTTCGGCGACGAGGTTGAGAATCCCGATGATTCTGTTAATGAAGATAAACCCAAGGATGAACCCAAGGATGAACCCAAGGATGATGAGGTTAAGGAAGATGAGGTCAAGGATGAATCCAAGGATGATGAAGTAGTTGCATCAGATGAGCCGAAAGCAGATGAGGGAGAAACACCTTCCGAACCTACCCTTCCGGCTGCATGGCGTCGGTCAGCGAAAGCCCGAGAGTGGACTGACGAGGAAATTGATGTATTTGTGAAAGCAAACACGGAAGTTGCTATGAAAACGTTTGAACGGATTCACACGTCTCGGGCAGAAGAAATTGCTCGATTTGCTGAACTTGGACGTAAAGCAAAAGAACAGTCGCCGAAAGCACCGCTGTCCGAAAAGGCCGCCGAAGCTGTTGTTGATATATTACCGAAGGGTTTGCAACCGATTGATGTCGATGCTGTAACTGAAAAATTCGGTAATGAAGAATTGGTGCGGGAACTTGCGGGACCGATCAATCAAGCTATTGAACAGATTCAAAAACTTGGACCGCTTGTACAACAGGGTGCGAAAGCTATTGAGCAAAGTCACCGAGAAACTTTGGAGCGGCAAATTACAGATTTCTTTGCCGGTGAGGAATTGAAACCTTATGCAAAAGTTTATGGTGACGCAAAAGCGGACGGTGGTATTGTAAAGGAACAGCAGCAAAATAGATGGAAAGTATTGGAGATTGCTGATGCTATTGTGGCCGGAGCGACTATGCAAGGTCGTTCGATGGGCGTAAATGAAGCATTACTCATGGCTCACGATAGCGTAGCAAGTGAGTTTAAGGAACAAGTAATTCGTTCGGATATCAAGACGAAAGTTAAACAGCGGGCAGATACGATTTCTGTTAAACCGTCATCTCACAAAACTACTCCGACCGACGGGAAACCGCGAACACGGCAGGAATTGGTACGACAAGTCGAAGAAAAAATGTCCGGTGTTTTCACTTGATCCGATTATAGCAGAATGGGAGAGAACTGATGGGTGTTAATAATGATGCTTTGAAAGACCTGATTGCCACTACCCTAAAAGACCTGTCGCAAGGGCAGTTTGAGGTTATGTGGGATCATCAGGCATATGAGTTTTGTGCCATTTATCAGGCAAAGCGGCGTAAGGTAGATGGCGGAACGTCTATTGAACGAAACGTTGTTCTTGATGAATCTGGTGCGGCTCACTATCGTAAATTGTACGATACGGATACGCCGACCGTTGAGAACATTCATAATAAGATTGATGTTCCGTGGTGTCAGCTTGGTACTGATTATTCTTGGGACGTGCTGGAAATCAAGCGTAACAAGAATAACGCCAAGGGATATATCGACTTGATGGAAACTCGTCGAATGGATGCCCTGTGGAGTTGGGCAAATAAGCTGGAAGATCGTGGTTGGAAAACTCCCACGAGTGCAAGCGATGTTTTGTATCCCTATGGTATTCCGTATTACCTGAACTATATTACAGCCGGTTCTACAACTGGTGGTTTTGTGGGTCAGACGATTCGTTACCAAGATGGTTCGAAGGGAACTAAATGTGCGGACCTTGAGGCTTCTACGAATCCAAAGTGGCGTAGTTATGCCGATATTTACGTGAAGATCGATAACGGTCTTTTGCGTACAATGCGAAAGGCATTCCTGCTTACACGATTCCGTCCACCGGCATTTGTTAATTCACCGGGTAACGATGAGCGTGGGGCTGGTAGTCGATTGTATGTTGGTGCTGATACTGCTGTCGAGTTGATGGACCTCGCGGATAAGCGGGACGATAATAGCGGTCCCCGTGATCTGGCCGGAAAGGCTCTGATTGATGTGGCGGGTGTCACTTACTTCAACCGTGTTCCAATTGTTTATATTCCACAGCTTGACGAAGCAGGTGATGCAGCTAATTACGATCCTATCTTCTATGTGGATTGGTCGAAGTTGCAACCTATCACTCAGGAAGGGTATTGGATGGAGGAATCTACTCCTATGACCGACCGTTTGCAGCATACGACTTATACGGTTTATCTCGACGGCTGCCACAATCATCTTTGTGTGAACCGGAGAACTACGGGGTTCAATATTCACAAGGCTATCCCAAGTGGTTCATAGGTAAGGACTTATGAAAACTAAGACGTGTACAAAATGTAGTCGAGAACTTTCGCTCTCTGAATTTTATATAGAGAAAAATCGTTCTGGAAAGAAAATTCGTCGTGGTGCTTGTAAAGAATGTGAGCGAAAGCGTTGTATAAAATGGCGTCGGAAAAACCCCGAAAGAAATCGAACGATTTGCCGGAATAGTAATCTCAAACGTCACTATGGGCTTACAGTTGAAAAATACGATCAAATGCTTACGGCTCAAAATGGCGGGTGTGCAGCTTGTGGCGGTCAAAATGTTGCGGGCCGTCGTCTTGCTGTAGATCATAACCATGAGACTGGTGAGGTTCGTGGGTTATTGTGTCACCATTGCAATGCTGCAATCGGACACGTCGAAGAAAGCGTAAGTCGTTTGTTACAGCTTATTGCATACGTTGAAAAATTCAAAGAGATTCGAGGAGAAATATGATGGGTAAAGGTCTTACAGCAGTTAAGTATTTCGGTTCGGCCGGGCATGTGCTGATGTCGGACGTTCCGAATTGGGAGTTTTTGTATCAATCTTCTATTGTGAAACATGCCGAGTATAATGCCGGTGATCGGGTTGTTCTTCCTGATGGTCGTGCATTTCGATATGGTCGATCATCTAATATCGTTCCGACTACGTCATTTGGTCTGAAGTTTTGGTCTAAGATGGGTGATAACGGCGTAGATTATGTTACCGGGGCTGATATAGACGCGGAAGATACCGGTTCCGAAACACTTCATATTACTGCGGCTGATATAACCTTAGATGAACTCCGTGGTGGATACGTGATCGTTCATACTCATACTACCGATCACAACGATCAGTTCCGGGGTATTATCGGTAATACTGCAACGGACGCCGATGGTGATATTACGATCTATCTGGATGCTCCATTGGAACGTGCTATTCTAACTACGTATGGCGTAGAAGTTCATGCAAATCCGTATAGCAATCTGGCCTCTCGGGCTGCGGTATCTCGTGGTGGAGTTGGTGGAGATCATTATTCCTCTGTGGCAGGAGTACCGATGGTTATTACGGCTGCGGCTAACCAATATCTCTGGCTCCAAACTTGGGGACCGTGTTGGCTTAATCCGCAGGGTTCATGGGCAGTTGCTACTGGTAGACGAGCATTATGGTTCGATTATGAAGGTGGGGTCCATTTCGTTAACACTAATGTTGCAACTAAATCATTGCAACTTGCTGGATTCGTTATGGATCGAGGCGATGGAGCGGACCGAGCAAAGCCGCTTGTCTATCTTCAGATCAGTCCGTAAAAGTCGATGAGATACGATATTGGGAGCCGGGCAATCGGGCTCGGCTCCCGAAGGATTAGCTGATGAGTGAACCTACCGCAGCCCTGACCTTTCAGGATTTGATCCTTGAAATCGCCATTAAACTCGGCTTTGCTCACTATGGTGAGAATGGTGATGAAGCGGCTCAAATTCCCACGAATGCTCACGATCTCGATATATGTGAGCGACATGCGAATAATGCTATTCGTATGTTTATTGCTGATGCCCCCCCGACTGGATGGCGGTGGGCACGTCCGGTAGCGTCTGTGATTCTATGGCCCGCTATCAGTACGGATGATGATATTACTGTTACAGGTGTCTACGACCCCGCGACAAAAACAACGGTAATTACAGCATCCGAAGCAATGTTTTATGCATCGATGGAAGGTAAGACGATAACGATTACGGATGTCGATGATTTAACAATTCTTACCTATACATCGTCTACTGTCATTACCGTCGATGGCAATCATCACTGGACGGGGAGTAAAACATTCTCTATAGATGCCGATGGAAATTACACACTTCCTGCGACATTTGGTGGTCAGTACACAGGTCAAATTACGTTTGAGGCCGGAACGAATATCGGGTCCGGTATCATATGGACCAGTGAATCAGATATTCGTCGATCACGAGAATCTTCGACAGTTGAAACTGGTGATCCTCGCAAGGCAGCAGTTCAACCGATGGAGGGTAATGAACGTCGGTGGGAGTTGGTGGTTTACCCAACACTTAATGCAGAACGGACAGTAGAGTTTCAGTATGAATTGTATTTCAATAATCTCGTCAATCTAACGGACAAACATCCTGCTGGGTTCAGCCATGATGAAGTAGTTAAAGCTGCTTGTCATGCAGTTCTAGAGCGGGATTCCGAGGATACGATGGGTGGGCTTATGCAGTATTACCGGCAGGTTGCCCTGCCGAATAGTTACCGGGCCGATGCACGATCTTACCCACGTCGGTTAGGTGGTGTAGGTCGTCGGCCTACAGTGAATGAGATACGGCGTTCTTTAGAGCGTCCAACAGTAACGTATAGTACTTAAATAGAGAGGATAATCATGCACGAAGTAAATCTACTTCAACGAATAACTGATCTTATTACAGGCGATGGTTTTATCCGCGAAATCGAAGTCCCGTTAGTATCCTGTATTGTTGCTGGCGGAACTGCCGTGGCTTCGGTTAGTGGTGCTGTGGCCGCAAAACTTCAAGATGATGATGATAGTATCCTTGTCCCATTTCAGCTTCCGTTGGATTACAGTGAAAGTCAGGATGAACTGGCGATTGTAGTCACGGCTGAATTGACGACTGGTGATAATGATACTAATGCAATTGCACTCGATCTGGATGTAGTCTATCAAACTCGTCCGGGTGAGGCGGCACCGGCTGCTTTGACTGTGGTTAGTGACTCTCAGGGTGTTGTGGTCACTGTCGAGCAGTATACATTTGATTTATCTGGTCTTGGTCTGAAACCGGGCGATATCCTGTCAATCGAAATCGATTCCCAGGAAACGGGTACAGCAGAAGCCTGTATTTACGGTATAGCGATGCGTTACCGTTCATCCTTGGCCTCAGACGATCAGAACTTCCGCTCTGAGATCGACAAAGTCGTTACTAATGATTAAAAGGGCATTATCGTGCCCAAAAAGCAACCTATAGAGATACCGTACCCTTTTCTGGGTATAGATGAGAATTGGGCATACCGGGGCCAGCCGAAAGGCACAACCCCGGATGCTTTAAACGCACGTCCCTATGATAGTATCGATAACCGACTTCGTGGAGGGCAAAGAGATGGGCTGTCGAAATATCTAGATGATGCCGTGAATGGTACATATTTTATCCAAGCCATTACGCAAGCTACAACGGTAAGTTCCGATCTCATTATAGCCGATGCGTCTCTTGGATTTGAGACATTTACCTACGCAGATGGTTGGTTGGGTACTGAGGCTAGTGCGGTTTGGGATACCTATGAAGAAACAGGGATAGGGGCTGGTGGTCACGGTTCAAATGCCGTACCGTTTGATACCGATGATATACCGTCTACAACTTACCCCGTTGTTGGGGATAATAAATTAGATGGTGTACAGGGGATAGCACATTTAATCAGTGCAGCAATTCATAAGACTGTTATTGCTCCCGGTACTAATTACGTTATTCGATGTAAATTTAAGTTGAATGCGGCAGACTATGGGGATGGAAATCATAGCCGCCCACGAGTTCAGATTCTTTTTCGGGTAGTAACTGACCGATCTTCTGGTCTTGGTGGTCAAGCATATGGGTGTTTATCAGTTGAAAAATATGAGAATGAGAAACATTACATTGTTTTAAGAGCGGGAGCAGAAACCGCATCAAGTCTACAATTAACAGTTACAAATGGATATACTGATGCTTGGTGGTTGTTAGAACATACATTAGAGCTTCGTGTCGCTGGTGATACAATGTGGGGGTTTATCGACGGTAAATTACTCGTTGGCCCACATACATCGACCAACAATAATACACAAACTAATTGGGGTATTTGTCTCGGGGACGGAAGTGCGACAGGAACGACAATCTATATCGACGACGTGCGAATAAGTGAGGGGGTCGTTCCACCGACTTTACGTGCCGTCCATCTTGTAGTAGTTTCAGGCGGCGATATCTTTTCGGGGGATCGGAATGAGGGATTAGCGATTGCGACTTCGGGGGATGATGTTTTAAGTGCGACACGGAAACCAATCGGAGTTCAGGAAGCATTCAATAAATGCTATTTTTGTGACGGTTTGGGGGCAGATTATACCATACTTGAACCCGTGGCAAATACCGCCTCAAGTTGGGAAGCCACGGCGGGAGCCCTTCCGGCGGGCGGAACAGGAACTACGTATGCGATTACGGCGGTAGATACTGCGGCTAAAACTTTCACAGTAGCCGAAGATTTATCTGCTTTGTCGGATGGCGACTATATCGAAGTTCGTGGTTCTACTGGAAATGACGGATCATATACAGTTGCTTCGGATGCCGGTAGTGGGCCAACAGTTATTACCGTGGACAATACGATTCCCGATGCCACGGTTGATGGGAATATACTTGTAGCTTTAAAGGGTTGTCGTATAATTACCCTCTATCGTGGCCGTATTGTAATGGCTGGATTAGAGAGCGATCCCCATAACTGGTTTATGTCAGCTTCGGGTGATCCCCTCGATTGGGATTACTTCCCGGCTACAGATTCACAGACAATGGCCGTTGCTGGAAATATCGCAGATACAGGAAAGTTAGGGGATGTTATTACAGCCCTTGCCCCGTATAGCGATGATTTATTGATTATTGGTTGCGATCATACACTGTGGGTTATGCGGGGTGATCCCGCAGCCGGGGGCGTTATCGACAATGTTAGTTATCAAACAGGGATCGCAGGACAGGAAGCATTTACTTGGGATACGGACGGTAATTTCTATTTCTTTGGGGCGGGGACGTTATGGAGAATGGCCGCAGGGGTAGTCTCTACACCCGAGCCTCTGAGCCGGAATAAACTAGATAATACTTTCGGAGCGATTAACTACGGAACACACGAAATTCGTCTGTTGTGGGATAATGCCCATAAAGGTATTCATCTGTATTTCACGCCGGTAAATCAGCCCGCAGCATCTCCCTCGCATTATTTCTGGGATTTACGTACCAACAGTTTTTGGCGGGATGAATACCCTGTAGCCTACGGTCCTACTGCTGTTCATGTATTTGATGCCGATGATCCGGGAGATCGGGCGGCGTTAATTGGCGGATTCGATTCGTATATTCGTTTTCTGGACGACGATTCATCGGACGATGATGGAACAGTTATAGCTAGTTATGTGTATTTTACGCCTATCATGGCGGCCGGTAATTTGGCTAATTTCCGGCTGATTGAGATAACGCCAATTCTTTCGGCTGATTCCGATCCCGTCACTTTAAAGGTTTATGCAGGTAAAACAGCAGAGCAGGCAATCGAATCTACTACGCCGAGGTTTACTCGTGAGCTTCAAGCCGGTCGTAATCCTTCTATACGTAATCGAGTAAATGGTAATGCTATGATTTGTAGGCTGGAAAATAGTTCATCTACAGCCCGTACATGGGCGTTTGAGAGCATGACCGGAATAATTGAACCAAGCGGTAAGACTCGGCATGGGGGGCTATAATGTCTCCTAATCCACAAAGAACAGGACAAACTCCGCGAGCCGATCCTCGTGCCCGGCGTAATGCTCAGCATCTTGCGGCTGATAAGCTTTTGGATATGGATATCCGTACTATGAATGTAGCAATTTACGACTCTGCATATAGTATCGGAGGTTTTGTTGTACTTCATGCAGGTGGGGGAAGTGGAAATACGTGTCTTGGAATAAATGCCGGTGCAGCTTTAACAACTGGTACATGGAATATGTTACTTGGTTGGTCGGCTGGTCAGGTAATGACAACCGGATACGATAATATATGTATTGGTCCGAGTGCAGGGGTAGCACTTACTGTCGGTTTTAGAAATGTACTGATCGGAAAAGAAGCCGGTAAAACACTTATCGGTGATGCCGGAGATGTGACTATCGGCGATCAAAATACTTTTATTGGGTATTATGCTGGTCGTGTTGCAACTAAGTCTTATAATACTGCAATTGGTCCTTCGGCTTGTCAATATATGACCACAGGTACAAAAGATACCTATATTGGACATTTAGCGGGGGGTGATGGGGCCGCTGGTGCATTAACCGACGGTATAGAAAATACATATATCGGAGCAAATTCGGGTCGATATAATATCAGTAATGACCGCTGTACGGGTATCGGTTATTTTACGGGTGCGAGTAGTGGGGCTGCGGATAATCTCCAAGGTTCTGTAGCTATCGGGGCTACTGCGACTTTTACTGCGAGTAATCAACTGGTAATCGGTGGGGCCGGAGCAAACTATCGAATTACTGATGTTTATGTCGGCGATGGCGTAGTTGCGGCTTCCCCGCAAGATGTAACGATTAACCCTACCGGGGGATCAGGTACAGATACCGAGGCAAAGGATTTAATCCTTGCGGGCGGTAAATCTACTGGTGATGCAGCACCCGGCGATATTTTGTTTAAAACCGCAACTGCCGGGGCTTCAGGGAGTAGCCTTCAAAGTCTTACAACTCGACTGACTATTACGGGTGTGACGGCTGATTTTGCTAGTCTTAATCTGACAACTACCGGTAGCTTTACGGCAGGAACACTAACAGTTGCCGATGGTGCGATCTCTGATTCTGATGGAACTATAGCTATCGGAACGGGGGGCGGTGCTACTACATTAAATCTAATTGATAATAAAGTATATTTAACTCGGGGGGATTTGGTTTTATCCGGGGCTGATACGTCAATTACTGCACCTGCGATAAATGGCACTACAATAGTTGCGGTAACTTCGGTAACAACGCCTAATTTTACTGCCGCGAGTAACGCCGGTTTATTGATAATTAACTACGGCAGTAATTATGATATTACATTTTCATTCAGCGACGGCGGGGTAACTAAAACATTTGTGATTGACGCCTCAGAAAACACATTGAATTTAAATACGGGTCATTTATTGACGACAGGTACGGGCTCATTTAAAAATATAGGGATCGAAACTACTACAACTCCTGTAACTACAAAAACCAATATGTATATGTCGTCAAATACCCTGAGATTTGAGGGGTATGATGCAAGAGACGGTGGGCAGACTGTTGGATTTGAAGTAGATTTCGATCACACTGATGGAATTGGCCCGACACTACGGGGTACTACTACAGTAGATGCATATAATAGGCTGTTTATAGATGGTTCCTTAATCTTCCTTAACGATCAATTTATGACTTTTGGTTCCGGTTCCCGTTTTCAAATGCTATGGGCCACGACGAATAATGACTATATGATGTTTAAAATAAATGTGGGAAACGCCGCTTACTCAGGTAATCTTGTTTTCGCGGATCGAGCAAATTTACCGGCAGAAAATTATCCGATAGTTTCTCATCCCACTTTTAGGATTCAATCATCTTCTGGGACGCTCGCAGATTATATTCAGTTTTATCACGATGGAGCAAGTGCAGTTATTACTTCCGGGGCCGGGGGATTGTCTCTAGCTGCTGCTACTACTATTGGTGACGGCGGTGCGACTAATTACACAGAGATAAAATCAGATGGAGAAATCAATCTCCACGGTACGGCGAGAGTAGTAAATTCCTTGTGGATAGGGGCTGAGGGAGTTAGAGCCCCGCCTACTACAAAACCGGCAACTTATGTAGAACATGGTATAGGTGGTGCATGGGAATTTTCCGATGCTACTGATGATACTATCCTTGCAACAATGCGAATACCCAACAGAATGGATAGGGGTGTTGCTCCGTCTATAACACTAGGATGGAGTTCCACAACCACAGAAGGTTATTGCGAGTGGCAAATAGAATATCTATGGCGGGCTGCGGATGAAGCTACAGATGCGGTTGCTGATGATACATTACTCAGTAGTACAGATGCAGATGCTTCTACTTCAAGTGCTGTTGCTAATGGATTAACATTAAGTACATTTCCATTGGTTGTCCCTAGTGCGACCGATGCTTGTTTACATTTGAGAATAAAAAGACGGGCCGATCTAGCGGCAGATACAATAAATGGAGATACGGTAGAGCTTTTTGGTATGTGTTTGACTTCTACTTCTAATAAATTAGGGGCAGCTACGTAGGGCGGGCATTATGCAAATTACATTTAATATTTCAGAAGATCAAAAACAGCGGGTTATAGATGCTGTAAAAGGTATATGGCCGGTTCCTTTGAGTTCGACAGGTGAGCCCCTATTCTCCGATGGAGCATGGGCGAAAGAACGAATTCGACGTATGGTTATTCAAACCGTTTATGCATATGAAACTAAGATTGCAACAGATCAAGTTATTAGAGATGATAGTCTTGTAACATAAGAGGAATAAATCATGCCGGAATTTAACTTAGATGCCCTATTAAAGCAAATTACCGCCGCACAGGAAAAAGCCAACAAAGCAAATATCGAGCGATATGGTGAACTACTCGTTCATCTCGACGGTCTTGCAAAGCAAATCGGCGTCGAAGGAACATATGGCACGGCAATGAAACAGCTTGAAACTCTCGGTACGGCTGGACGTACACGGATTGCCGAACAAGCAACAAAGGCTCAGGCGGCAACAGAGCAAGACCTTATGACTCGTGGTTTAGCCAGTACGACAATTCGCACGGCTGCTCGTGGAGCTATTAGTCGTGATGCAGAGCGAGCCCGTCAAGAGCTTGAGGAACGGGTATCGACATCGAAAGCAGGTTTGCTTACACAGCGGGCCGGGGCAGAGCTTCAAATCGGTGGTATGAGAGCCGGGGTTATGGAACGTCGGGCTGATGTTGGTCCTGATATGGCTCTGTATGCGTCTCTGATAAAAGCTGCTACGGCCGCTGATACAACGGCTACAAAACGAACGGCAAGGATTATCGGTGGTAGTATGTTTCCGCCTTGGTTGGGTGCCGCTGGTGGTGCCCCTTCTGCCGGTGGTTTAGGTGGCTTATCTATGGGTGCCGCTGGTGGTGCCCCAACTCGACCTGCTGCTCCAACAGGGGGGGCATTACGTCAGCCGGATACTGGAACGGCTCGCGGACTTATCGACCCTCAAACAGGGCGAATGACGGGGCTCGTACAGCCAGGAGGTCTTGCAGAAGCTGGTGGGGCTCCAATTCCACAAGCAGAGCCAGCGGGACCGGAACAGGGTGCAGGTATATCAGCAGAAGAAGTAATGGGTTTAACAGGTCAGCAAATGGAGCAATGGACTGGTATGGAGGGAATAGGTGGGGAAACTCCAACTGCTCCGGGTGCAGGTGGAACACGAACAGATAAACGTGGTTTTACATATGAATATAATGAAACGGATAAAAGATGGATTTTACGGGGTGGGGCGGATATTGTAGCCCGGACTGGAATTTCACGAGCTAGTGCATTAGTTCCGAAATGGTAAGAGAGGTAGATTATGCCTATTCGAATAGATTATACTCCTGTTCCAGCACTCTTGAGTTTAGCCCGAGCCGCTGGTGAGGCGGAACGCCGACAACGTACAGAGGCCGGAGATATTGCTTTTACTCAAATGGTCTTGGGTGCACAAGTTCAATACACTCGTATGGGATTAGAAGCCCAAGCTCGTGATCGTGCTTTTGCCTTGCAGCAAGCAGAAGCTACGGCTCGTATTGCTCGTACTTCTATGGCTCGGGCTGAGTTACGAGCCCCTGTTGCCGATCATGTGTTAGCTCGTAAAAGATTTGATGTGGAACAAAGGGGGATGCAGCGAGAGCAAATAATAAGTCAAGCTGAGGATATGCAGCAACAAGGTTTAATATCGAAAGCAGATTTAGAACGAATTAAACTAGGTACAATGGCCGACTATCCATCGCTATATCGAGATATATCTGCTAGACCCGAGGTTTCAGCGGTTAAACGGATTGAAAAACGTACTCAAGACGATATCAGACGACGGATTACTAGAGAAGAACGGAAATTAAAAGTTGATCCGTATGCCGATCCTTCGGAGCAAAAACTTCGAATTGAAATGGCTAGGAATGAAGTTAGTAAACTCGAAAAAGAATTGAAAGCCTCTTATGCTCGTGAGGATGTGGCGTTATTGGGAACGACACCCACTAAACCGCAAATGACAGTAGCCCAGGAAAATGCTCTTATGGATGCGTATCTTGCAGAGACTAAGGGCGATGTCCAGGCTGCGATACAACTTATGACCGAACGGGAGGGTCGATAATGCCTATTTCTGAGGAAAGATGGCAGGAACGATTGGCTCTTTATCAAACCCAACAGCCCGCAATTGAGCAGGCAAAAAAGCGTTATGATAGACGACAGGAAATGTTAAATGACCCCAAGGCCCGTGATAAATATAGACTACAGCGTTGGGAAGTTTTAGGGCAGACATATAAAGTCAGTCGTCCCGCATCTGATCCTATCCAGTTAATTACAGAACCAACTCAACTTGTCGAAGCGTTTCAACGAACTTTTCCCTCGGAACGAATCACGGAAATTAACGAAAGATTTAATGGCGAATATGCGGAGTCCGTGAAGGAACAAGAAGTTAAAGAGTTTATAATACGGCGGGCCAATATTGCTCAGGCAGCATTTAAACAACATAAGATGCTATTTCCTGAAGCGTCCGATGCAGAAGCATACAGTAAGATGTATCGTACCTTAATTCAATATGGTTTTCAACCGAAGGGGTTGGAAAAGTTAATGCCGTTTCGTCTAGAAGATGGGCGAGTTTTGCAGTCTGATTATGCTCCTGTTTGGTCAGAGGCACGTAGTCTTGTTCTCGGAGTAATTCGTGGTGGGAGACGGTTGGGCACATCCCCACTTGAGTTACTAAATGCTGGTTTAGAACTTGTAACAGATATCACTAGTCGAAATCAAGCGGGTGCGGAAGTTACCGGAAGCAATATATTCCGTGATGCCCGCAGGGAATTCGCTATTAACATGGGTGCTATGGAACAGCTTCTATCGCCCGATGATATACCATATAATTTCGATGTTGCCGGGATTATGGGGGAGCAGGTTCCCAATATGCTTGCAACAATCTCTGGGGTTGGATTGATTTCGCATGGATCAAAGCTGGCTGGTAATGCTTTGGCAATGGGGAGTATGTTTGCATTAGAGGGAGCAGACGCCTATAATAATTATATTCAATACGGTGAGCAACAGGGTCTTGACCCTAAGTTGATAACTTCACAGGCTTATGTTGGAGCAATGGCTTATGGTGCAGCCTCGGCAGCCTTGGAACGGTTAATTCCAATTGAAACATTTAGACGTTTGCCGGGGTTGAAAAATCGGGTCGCAGCATGGGCGTTAGGTTCATTGGCTGAAGGATCGACAGAATTTCTTCAATCCCTTACACAAGCTGGGATCGGCGAAACAATTGATTTGGGGCAGTTTAATTGGGACTCAGTACGTACAGCTATGAGAGAAGCCGCAGCGGGTATCATCATTGGCGGTGTTGCCGGGGCGGCTACGATAGGACGAATCACTCCACAAGTAGATCGTTTAATAGAACCCCTCAGTACGGAAGAAGTACAGGCTAAAATTGAAACTGAATTAGATGTCATAAAAGAACGTAGCAAAGAGGCTGAGAAAGCAGAACTACCGCCCTCATTACCCCAAGCAGACCCGAAGTTTAAACAAATGACCGTTGACGAGGTTGTTAATTATGTCAGTACGATGGAGAAAAATGCTGAGACAATAAGAAGTGTGCTGGGAACAGGACCATATATCCAAGTAAATGTGCCGGTGCAAGATTTGGTTCCGAAGTTCCGGTCGCCCGGAGATGTAGATGCACAAAAACTTGCGGAGGCTAAACGACAATTAGAGGTCGGCGAGATTTCCCCGCCCGTGGTCGCTAGTCAGGTAGGCGACGAGCTTTTTGTTGCCGATGGTATTCATCGAGTATTCGCGGCGTCCGAGGCTAAACAAGCTACAATTTCTGCTATCGT